ATTATGGCCATATACTTTTAACATAAGATCTCTGCTGCTTTCCGGTGGGAGCTGCTTTAGAGTCTCAACAACCATACAAATTTTATGTGCTAAACTGAAATGAGAATTATTCCACTCAGTATAACTTAAACTTACAAGATTAATAGAGTCATTTAAGGCTCGTTGTAGTTTTTTACTAGTAGCAACTTCGGGAGTAGACTTAACTTGAAGGAGCGATAACTCATCTAAATTAACGATACTCTTGAATTTACTAATAATATGAACTTGTTCTTCTTCGGTAAAGGTTTTATCTGTGTTGATATAAAGGTTAATGTCAAATTCAGTTTCTAAATCCCAGTAATTGAGAATTGTAATACCTGGGGCCGGGACAGTAATAGTTTTATCTAAGGAATTGCCGTTGATGTCGCACGCTGCAAAATCAAAAGTAGGATTATCCGCAGTAGCAATTCTATCAGTTTTGTAACGAGTTCCGTCAATAACAACAAAAGTCTTTTCTGTAATCTTAGCAGTATCTTCACTGAGTAGGTTTACAAATGGAATTTGTTTCATTGGGTCTTCAATTACAGGAGTAGATTCTTCAGCTTTATCTTCTTCAACAGCTTTTTCTTCTACTTCTTCTACAACAAACTTATTTTTAAAGCTTTCATAGGCATCATCTGCTTCGAAGCTCTTTCGTACGGAGAAGAGAGAATTTTGGTTAGCTGGAACACTCACCACTGAAATTTCTAGTAGTTCTACATCTTTAATAACAAACGTGTCAGAACGCTTATCATAGTCGGCATCTTTAACTCTAAAACCAACACTAAAGCTCTTTAGAACTCCGTCGTTGATTAGGGTTTGTACGCCATGTTGACGCTCTGCCGCTCCACTTACGCTTGCTTCAACAAAAATACCTTTTTTGTCTACTGTTACTGCGTTTACTCGACCGATAGGCTTACTGTGGTCGTGTTGATATAGAAGAATCGGGTTACGTCTAAAATTGTCTATTCCTTTAGTCCAGGCTTCTGGAAGTACAATGTCTCCCGTCCTATCCTTGTCACTAGTATTGGCATAGCCCGCAATTTTAAAAGCTTTTTCACTAGCGCCTTTTACAGTAATGTCGTCGGTAGTGATAAAAAATTTTTTATCCATTGATGGTCGCTCCTTACTCTCGTAGGACGCTGTCAGCAGGTATTTCGTCTACACTTTCATTTGTGGGACGACCACCTACCTCTGGATTTACAGCACTTCCTGTTATATTTTGGGGAAGTCTAATTAAATTAGTTTCTGGAGTGTCTAGTGTTTTAAATCCAAGCTTTGCACGAGCCTCATCTGGAGTGATAATACCCGAGTTTACTAAACTAACATAATATTGACTTTGGGTTCTTAAATCAGGTTGAAGAGCTGTAATAACGGTTCTATCTGGCATAATGCGGACAGAATTAAAATAGTGAGCAAGAGCACTAGCAAACATCAAAACTATTGGCAGAACTGTGTGTTCGTAGAAGAGTACTTGGTTTGCTGCGATATTAGCGTTATTACCACTTTTCATTAAGACATAAGGCACGCCCATTGCCTTAGCCATATCTTGTTCTAGTCTATCTACACTGCTTTCAAAATCTAAACTCTGAAAGTTAATGTCACTAAACTTATCAATCTTTAGTCCGCCATCTAAAATAGCCGGACTACGAGCGCCTTCAAAAATAGTAGCATAAGAATTGCGCCAACTCTGAAGTAGTCGTTCTTTAATCTTAGTATTTAAGACTGAATCGGTAGTTAGCACCACACCGGGCACGGCATTATTCTTAAAAAACTGACGCTGAAACTTTAGCAGTGCGTTGTAGATGTTGATAATGTTTGAGAGACTCTTGATACGAGATTTTCCACGAAAGATGCTCTCATCGTTATCTTCTTTAATGTGAATAATTTCGTCAGCTCGAAACTCGATAACCTGCTTCTTTGATTGGCGCACCGAACTATAACTAGAAGAGCCGCCACCATGAATCAAGAAGATATACCCACGCACAAAAGTCTTTGGGTCGGTTACAATCTCTACGTCATTCGCCGGAAGTACATAAAGATGGTTTCCATCATAGTAGAAAAAGGCATTACCATCTAACAGCAGGTCGAAGTAGGCACGTCGTAGTAGTCGAACTCTATCCTCAAACGGGTTTGGTCTATCATTAAGTAGCTTGTTAAGCTTTTTGGCAGGGCCCTCACCTGAGATTGCAAAAGGAATCTCAACGCAGGCACTAACAATCATATCAACCGCACGATGAATAACTTCTATCTGGTCATAGGCAGCTCTAAAATCAACGTTAGAGTCTGGCTGAACAAAAGGTTCGCGGCTATGAATATACGATTGAACTGGGTTAAGTTTCAGTCTGTCCGCTAGCCAACCTATCGGTCCCCTCGCCATCTAGTTTCTCTCCATACTGTGCTTTTTGCCGTTCTAACCATTCGCCTACTTTTAGCGCTACATAGTTAGAGTAGCTTTTTCCAAATATTTGGTGTAGCCTGCTATGATGAGCCTTGCATAGAGAATACAGGTTGTCATTACTGAGTTTTTCTTGATGTTCTGCTTCGAACGTAGTTCGATACGTTCTAGCTTCTTCATCAGTTGTCACTCGAATACGGTTTTTTTGTGTCCAAGCGTTCCAAAGCTCACTCACGCAGTAGAGGTGATGTAGCTCTATGTTTTCTTCGCTGCCGCAAATATAACACGGTTCTCGACGTTTGTACCGGCTCTTCATACCGTCTCGAACGTGTTTGACAGGTTCTCGCTTTAACATAACTTTCGATTTCTTATTTTATTATAAGTCTATTACTCAAAATAGTCAAAATATTTCTTTTTTGAAATATGATGCAGGCTAGGAGTATATACTAACAGCGCTATTTTTATTGTATGAATATATTGCATACCGTATCGCGTCACAACAGTGAGAAGTCCAGTCGTGATTAGGTTTAGCTTTTTCTGTACGAGAGTTCCAGCGATAGGCGGTCATACTCTTAAAAGAGTAAGATGCTGTTTCAATATCAAAAAAGAGCTTGTTTTGTTCTACAAGTGTTTGAATATGTGCAATTCCATCGTTTACACTTTTTATCGCATTGTCACACGCAATATCATAGTCATAGGCTAAATCGGCTCGTGTCTGCTGAGCTGCAGAGTCGATATAGATATTTTCAACATTCCAATAGTCGCTCATAGCCTTAATAGCCTCTGCGTGTTGGCTAGTTGTACCTTCGGTAGCAACATACTCATCTACAACATACCAGTTAGCGCCATCAGTTGCCACAATAACAAAAGCAGTAGCGTCTCGATAACCCATATCGAGACCTCCTATAAAGGTAAATCGTTCGTTAGAAGGTTCGATTCTATAAGAGGCCCCTTCACTCACTAAGTCTCGCAGATGTTCGTTCTCATCTAACTTGTAGATTTGACCTTCAAAAGTCGCCCATTCACAGTAGTACTCTTGACGAAAGAGACTGTCTGGAATAGCACGTTTCGCTTCTTCAATGTCTTCTTGCGTGAGTCGTGGGTTTGCGTGCCACGGAAAGAGTCCACTACCCCACTCTGGGAAAGATGGGTCCTGTCCACGTAGATAGTATCCATAGAGATAGTTTTCTTTTCCACGAGGTGTAGAAATAAAAAGAGCCCGCGAGTCTGGGAAAGTAGACAGCGCGGGACGTAAGTCACGGGTAAAATATTCGTCATCAGGAATGAGCGCGGCTTCGTCTACAATAAGTAGATTCGCGGCTCGTCCAACTAGAGAGCTGCGGTTATTCGCTGAGAGTAGTCGAAGAGTACTATCATTAACCAGACGGACCACTCGGTCTTTAAGATTGAATCGTTTAGTTTCAATGTTAAATGCCTCGATAAGTTCAGTGGTAAAGTCCCAGATAATAGAACTAAGGTTAAAGTCGGGAGCCACCACAATAACTTGTTGATTAGGTTCTAGTAGTTTAGCGAGTGCTAGCACTGCTGCACCACTAGACTTACCTGTACGGCGAGCAGAAATATGCACCCAGTTACGCTTTGTACTTAATCCCTCCATCATCGCACGTTGGCTCGGATTAAGTTCCGTGAATCCGTATTTATCCGGTAGACGGGCTACAAGCCTGTCTACCGGAACTTTAAAGTAGCTAGAGGTCATTCTTCTTTAGGGCCGCCAATCATCTTACCATAGGCAATACTCTCATCCGCACTAGACTCAAGCCCCATGAGACCCATACGAATCTGGTCTACGCGACAAACATCAATGAGTTCGTCAGTGATGCCATCCACAAACGCATGGAGCGGTGCCACGTCCCAAGAGTCTTGCTTGGCTTCTTCTGCAACATACTCTCGAATACGCAGCATCATTTTCATAGGATTAACCCCAATCTGCTCTAAATACTCTTGCTCACCTTTAGAGATAGAACCACCCTGACGTACGTCACGAATACACTGCACAATACTGCGACGTAAATGCGCCTTAGATTCAGCACGTTCAACGTCCATTTCTGTAAATTCGTCTACTTTACTCTTAAGTTGCTCAAAAAGCTCGTTCAGTGCTAAGATATCTTTCATTGCACCTTCAATATAGCTCATGCCTTCAGCTA